TTCGACGCACTACTAGCAATGCGTTTAAACCGGAAGAACAACTGGACTGGGCGTATCCGATGTATGCAAATATCAGTCAATACCCTCTTATCGGTGAGATTGTATATGTGTTTCGGGGTTTGAATCGGTGGTATTACCTAATTAAATTTAATGTATCGAACCGAGTAACTGCCCAAGATTTGCCGGAACTTATTCCCGAAACAGGCCCTGGAGATATAGCATCTCAAAGATCTGATGACTACCGATCAACGGTTGCACCAAAAAAGGTCGGTTCTACCGGAAAACCGCCGCTAGGAGAGTATTTTCAGGATTTAGAAAAGGTATATCGCCTCAAGCACTTTGAAGGCGACTTCTTATTGGAAGGTCGGTCGGGCCAAACAGTTCGATTCGGAGCGGCTTGGTTGCGAGGCAAGGTCAACTCCACGGCCAGAGACAAAAAGATTCCGTGGCAATCCACAGAAAAAGACCAACAACCGAATCTACTTATTAGGGTGGGTCCAGATCCAGATGCGGTTAGAACCGTAGATACTATATTTGGACAAGTCATTGAGGACATTAATAAAGATGTTACCTCATGGTGGATGACCACAGACCAAATTGTTCCATTACGAGTTGAGTCAATAAAACCGACTAAGCATCCAATTCATCAAATTAGTATCCCGGATTATCCGAAACGGTTTGATGGAGCAGGAATTTACGCTAATACAGGTTTGGTAGTCATTAATGCCCGTCGGAGAGTCATTGTTGATACGAATGACGGCATTCATATGACAACAAAAGCAAATATTACAATGGATGCCGACCGAGATCATATTTCTTGGACTACCCGAGATAGAAATGACCGGGTTGTTCGGAATTATCGTGAAACGGTGGGTGGTAACATTGATAGATCGGCAATGGGAAATATTATTCAAATTGCCGGAAATACACAAACATTTTCGGCTCGAAGTATTAGTTTTTTGGGTTCCAAGATTCATATCGGCACTCAGTCGTCTACAAGTGAACCTTTGGTATTAGGAGCAACACTAAGACAGGCATTAGAAAAACTAATTCAAATCCTCGTTCTTGAACCGATTGTACAAACTACGGGTGTTCCTGGCAGTCCATCGCCGCAAAATCCTTCAAGAATTCAACAATTTTTACAGTGGAAACAACAATATCTTGGTGGTGAAAATAATGCAAGAATTCTAAGTCTTGATAATTTTACTACCAGAACCAACAGTCCTCCACAGCAAGCAAGAAATATCAGTCCATATCAAGAGGGATAACTAATGAAAAAAAGTGAATTTGACGCATTAATACAATCTGAAGTTGCTAAACAACTCAAGTCTGTTATTCCTAAAATGGTGAAACCTCTTGTACAGGAAGCCGTGGCTGGTGCTCTTGCTTCGTTATTGGCAGAAGGCATCGCTAAGGGTCCGCCGGCAAAAATGTCGTCTATTCTAAGGCCTGATATACCCCAAACCCGATCAATGCCTACTAAAACTGTTTCAAAAAAAACCAATGAAAATGTTGAAGCAGAACGTAAACGTATTCGTGATCGAATGAGATCTATACAAGAATCTCCATCTGTAATTGGTGTAGACTCATCAACATTTGGTGGCGGCCTTGTAGGTAATATTTTGGCAGAAACCGCGTCTTCTATGGTAAACAATTCCGAAGTAGAATCTATTCTCGACCACAGCGATGAATTACCTATAGACAGCGAAACTGTTACGGCTATTACTCGTGATTATTCTGCGTTAATGAAGCATATGCAACAAATGGGTAAACTTAATGGCTAATTTAGGTATCACACTTCCTTTAGAACGTGGTAACAACGGATATTTTGCTCAGGGTCGAGACATCCTTTCGCAAGTAAAGAGTAATCTAACTAATTTGATACTTACTAAAAAGGGAGAACGAGTTTTACAACCTGACTTTGGGTGTGATATTCATAGGGTTATTTTTGAACCTATCACAGATGATAATGTAGCCAATGTTCGTGGTACTATTGAGTCCGCTGTAAAAATATGGCTCCCATATGTGAATATTGAAGCTGTACAAATACAACGGGATGAAAATAGAAACTCAATATTTGCCACCATTACATTTTCCATCAATACTAGCGTAACTATCACTGATAGTATTACCCTCGTCTTCTAAGGAGAAGATCTGTGGCACTTAGACGAATTAACAAGTCATTTGCTCCGTCAAATAGAGATATCAAATATCTTAGCAAAACATTTCCTGAGTTTCGCCAGAATCTCATAGAATTTGCTAAGGTATATTTTCCTGATACCTATACGGATTTTAATGAAGCTTCTCCTGGTATGATGTTCATAGAAATGGCATCCTATGTAGGCGATGTATTAGGTTATTATATTGACACAAACTTCCGTGAAAATCTACTACAATATGCGGAAGAACGTGATAATATTATTTCAATGGCACAAGCATTTGGATATAAAACAAAGCCTGCTACGGCGGCAATTTGTGAAGTTGATTTATTTCAGTTATGTCCGGCAAAAGATATCACAGGCAACTATCAACCCGACGAAAGATTTTATTTGCGTCTCGCGCCCAATGCTGTGTTTTCATCGGACGAATTTACAAATGTGACATTTCGAACGATTCAAGAGCTTAATTTTGCTGATCCGAATGATCGCGAAATAACGGTATATGCTACCGATACTAATAATCGTCCATTAACATATCTGATCAGAAAGAAAGCCAAAGTAGTATCAGGTACTATTAAGACTTACACGAAATCATTTGGAAATCCAGAACGATTTACATCAATTGAACTTCCCGATGAAAAGGTACTTGATATAGTGTCTGTCACCGATTCAAATGGCAATCGTTGGTATGAAGTAGATTACTTGGCACAAGATTTAATATTTGAGGACGTTATTAACACGGCTGCTGCCAATAATACCGATTTTAGCGTTCCTCCTACATATTTGATTCGCATTCGTCGTACACCTCGACGGTTTGTAACACGATATACCGAAGATTTTAAGTTACAGATAAATTTTGGTTCTGGTGTAATTAATGACATGGACGACTCAATTAATCTTGAATCTAAGAAAATTGCTAATAGTGAATATGAAACGAATCTAGTTTCTACCTCACTTGATCCAAGTGATTTCTTATCGTCTCGGTCATATGGCTTGGCACCAAGTAACATAGATATGACGATAACATATACGGTCGGCGGCGGCATTGAATCAAATGTTCCATCAAACTCTATTAACCGAGTAGTTACGGTAGAACCTATAAATGATGTAAATGCATTTACGCCACAAGAACGTGCTTTGTGGAACGAAGTGGTTCGGTCTATTGCTGTAAATAATAGTGAGCCTGCCACTGGAGGTAAAGGCGAGGATACCATTGAAGAAATTCGTCAAAATGCCTTGGCGTTTTTTAATGCACAAAATCGATTGGTTACTGTAGAAGACTATATTGTTCGTGCATATGCCATGCCACCAAAATACGGCGGTGTATCAAAAGTATTTGTAACTCGCGATGAACAAATCAATAATATTTTGCGAGCAACACAAAATCAAGCAGAAATTATTCCTGATGGTATCTTTGTAGAGAATCGCCCAGGTCAAGGTATTATTAACATGTATGTGTTGGGTTACAATCAACAGAAGAAATTGACGCGATTGAATCCTGATACAAAAAAGAATCTTAAGACCTATCTTGATCAATATCGAATGTTAACTGATGAGGTACGTATTCTCGACGCATTTCCTGTTAATATTGGTGTGAGATTTAAAATTAGCGTATATAAAAACTACAATATGAATGAGGTATTGGCTCGATCTATCGACGCAGTAGCCAACTTTTTCAATATTGATAAATGGCAACTTAATCAGCCTATCATTCTCAGTGATTTGTATATGGAAATTGCATCTGTAGAGGGTGTACAAAGTGTACTTGGCGTGGATGTATTTAACCGATACAGATTCCGCGATGGTGCCGACTATGAAGATTACTTATATGATATCAAAGATGCAACACAAGGCGGTGTCATTTATCCGTCGTTAGATCCGTGTATTTTTGAAGTTCGTTATCCTGAAAAAGACATCATTGGTTCGGCGGTTCAGTAATGCGTATTCACTTTTCTCCTACACAAGACGCTTCGATATACGAAAAGTATAGTTGGAAAAATACAGGTCTTGATGAAATTCTTGAAGTTGGTAAGGACGAATCTGGAACGAAAAGGATTCGATCACTTATCATGTTTGATGTTTCAGAAATTTCAAGTAGTTTTGTAGAAGGTAATATTCCGCTTGATACAAAATTTGATCTTAATCTTTTTGTTGCTCGAGCCGACGATCTCAAGATTAACCAACAAATTTTTATTCAAGCCGTAAGTGAAAGTTGGGTGGAGGGAACGGGGTATTTCTATCAAAATACCAATGTTCCGTATACATCTAGCCGAGATCCAAGTGGCGGATATTTTGAAAATGATGGAACAACATGGAAATATCGTGAAAGTGGATCTACATGGTCAACAAGTGGTAGTATTGGAATTGGTGCTATTGTATCAAATTCCATTGCGTCTCCTGTGAAGGATCTATCAATTGATGTTACAAATTTAGTATTGGCGTGGGTGTCCGGCACAGTGCCAAATAACGGATTCTTGTTACGATTCGATACACAATCCGAAGCAGATACAAAGAACGCGGGTAACATTCGATTCTTTTCTAGAAATAGTCACACGATTCATCTACCAACTTTGTCGGCAAAATGGAACAGTCAAATATATTTGACTGGTTCAATGTCGGCATCAAATCCAAGTGATGTGGTTGTGCTCCCCCGCAATTTAAAACCAAAATACAAAATTGGCGAAACAGTACGAGTGACACTATCGGTGCGAGAACGATACCCTCAGAAGACATTTGATACTGTGTATTCTGCATACGCTGGAAATAATAGATTGCCGATAACATCATACTTTAGTATTGTAGACCAACAAAGTAATACTGTAGTAATTCCATTTGATGACTTTTCAAAAATTAGTTGTGATGGAACCGTTAATTTCTTTGATTTCAAAGTAAAATCCATGTATGCGGGAAGGTATTACAAGATATTGTTCAAAGTAGTAGATGGTGGATTTGAACATATTATTGATAATGGATACATCTTTACTGTAGAGAACGTCTAATGGGAATGGAAAATATTCAACTCAATAACATCACAGTAGCGTCGCCGAGTGAAGTAGATCGAATACGATATCCAGATCAGTTATTTACTGATGGTTATTTGAATGATCCCATTGAGTTTTCTCCTGATGATCGTTTTCGACAGAGAACACTCGTTCAACAATTGGATGTTTTGCCCGATCAAATTTTACGAGATTTTGCAGACTTTCTACAAGTTGACGCAAATAATAATAATGCACAATATTTTGCTATTAATTTGTATGCACCACGGTGGAATAGAGCACAATATGAACGTGTAATTAGTCCACAACGTAGAGCATTTACACAACTGGGTCAGCGCCGTGCCTAATCAACTAAATTTTCCAGATAAGTTACCTGACAAACTTATTCTTGAACGACCATCACGACTTGCTTCTGTTGATACTAGACAGTTCCAAACAGGAATAAAGCCGGTTCTTTTTGGTATTACTGAACGAGATGTTATTGAAATTTGGATTTATTTTCCCGATGGTAGAATTGCTGGCCACATCACATTGCCTGTATACGACCCGGCAATCCGACTATCTACTGCCTTGGATAATACCGGTGCATATGAATTCTTGAATATAGATTTTGGTGATGTCATTCGTCGCCTAGCTTTAGAACAAGGACGATATGGACTGGTTGTTAATATTTTTAGAAATGAAGTTGGTTCTGAAACAGGTGAAAAGCTCACATTAGAAGCTATTAGTGAAGATCGTACTGAACTGCGGTTAACTGCGGCGCGTCCAACTAATAGCATCATGCAAGAAATTTATGAATTTACTGTACCGTCTGTTCCTAAATTGATTGCACAAGGTTTGATAGATCAGACTTTTGGACAAAGTTTAGACGCACTTCCTGAAGAACAACTTGATTCTGACAAGGTATTACTAGACGCGGATATATTTATCAATGATACCTCTGCTCGTCTGAAGTATGCTAATGCAATGGTTGCCTATGAAATTATGACTATTACTGTATTAGATCGAGCATATCCTATTGTTCTAAATAAGATGGCAGAAGATAGACAAACTCGTAATATTAAAGAGATAGATCTTGAACGATATATGTCAGAAGCTATTCAAGAAGTAGTACGGGATATGCGAGACCGTGGTGAAATAGATAATCGATTTGAGGTCACATAATAATGGAACTAATACAAATATCAACACCACCAACACCGCCAACTCCACCGGAAGGGAGTCCAGCAACTAATTTAGCTGCTTGGGCACAGTATAGTATTGATTGGGCTAAA